TGATGAAGAAATAAGAAGAGCTAAGGGAGAAGAGATTATTGACAACTTTTCATATACTTTAAAAAGATTTGGACTTGTTGATAAAACTGTAAGACATTGGTGGGCACAAGAGTTAGAAATACTCTTAACAGAAGGTAAAGCAGCAGTACAAAAACATAGAGAAGAGATGAATAAAGAATGGGATAACTTTAACTAATGAGAACACTAAATAAAGGTCAAAGTTTGACTATTAATTTATTAAGAACAATGAAAAAATTAGGCATTATTAATTTTGAAAAAATAGTTTTAGGCTATAAGATAAATGCGGACAAAACAGAAGACGTTAAAATAAAGGTTATATGGGAATAACATATGTAAGTAAATCTAGAGATGATAGAGAAGTAGTTATCTTCTTTTTAAGAACTTTAGGTAAACTTGATATTATACAAAGTCGAATATTATATTTACCACTTCAAAGCGATAGATATGGATATGAGATTAAGGTAGAATTCTATGGAAAGTAAATGGGCTACATATAGTAAAATAAATAAGTCTAGTTATGAAAGAGATGTTTTTATGAAATTTATGCGCACATTAAAAAATATAGGTATTATAGATGGATTGATAATGTCTCCTATATCTAGTTGGAATGGCGTTTCTTTTCATATTAGAGTGGAGATATATTGTGCTAAATAGAAAAATTGAATGTATATTAAGACTTTTAAAGAAAGAAGAGTCTTATTCAGATATAGCTAATTGGCTAATTGAGCAAAAGATAGTTGTTCTAGAAGATGCTAAAGGTCAAACAAGAGAGCAAGAGAAAGCTGAATTCTTGTATCATGCTTTAAAGAAAGGAGTTGAGATAGAAAAGATTCAACTATTAGACTATGAATGGACTGTTCTTCCTTTAGAACAGATCAGAATTACTTGTGTTACTGAACGAGAAAAAAAAGAGTTCACTTACGGACATTAAAAACGATACTCAAAAAATAAATCAGTATAATATTAATAAGAACGATTGTTAATTCAATCACAAACCGTTTTAGGAGGAATTATGGAACTTATTTCACAAAAAGATTCAGTTGTTAATGAAGTTAAAGCTATTTTAGGTACAGCATTTAATGCTAATTTATCAGCTAAAGATCAATTAACAGATGATCAATTAGCAACTATTAGAAATAATATTTTTAATGGTATTATTAATGGAACTGTTGCTTATAGTAAAGAAATTACAGATGAAAAAGAAATACAAAAGTATGTATCTGGTATGGTTTCTAATTATTTAAGAAAAGCTAAAGAATTAAATGGTGGAATTACATATACACCTTCATTTATTGGAAGTAATTCACGCGACGAACAAGTCTCAGAGTTAAATAAACTTCTTAAGTCATATGTTGAAGGCTCAGAAGAGTTTGTTCAAATTCAACAAGCAATTGAAACTAGAAAAGCTTTTCTACTTTCGGAAAAAACTTCTGTAGTTAAAGATAAAAAGAAATCAAAAGAGTTTGAATCAATTAACATGGATGCTTTGCCAGAAGGTTTAAAGAACTTAGCTAGTAGCCTTGTGAATCAAATCTCTAAATAAGCTTCTCCCCAAAAGCTTATATCATAAAGGCCCACATCTAAATTTGTGGGCTTTTTATTAAAACCGATTATATATAATTATATAGAGAGGTATTATGCCACGTTCTACAATTCATGATAGTAAAGACTATTTTATTCACGAAAATGACCCTATTGAGTTAGATGCAGTAGATGAGTTCGGTTGGAAAGACGGAGTTAATGCTCGTGTTTCATTGGTTCATTCTCCAGATGTAGATGTAGATGCAGATCATGATGATGATAGTTTTGCTTTTGGTGTTGACAAGCATCAATACCAAGCCAATGGTGAAGTAGATAAAGTTGTTGAAGAAGAATCTTATATCAACCGTGGTAAGAAAGGTGCGAGTAGAAGTTGGACAAGCAGAGAATTATTAAGAAGATTTGATAGTAGATCAATAAGAGAAATATTAGAAGAAGGGGACGAAGATGAGTAATAAAGAAGGGAAATTTATAGTTACTAAAATCTCAGATATAGAGTCTTTTGCTGAAGGTGATGAGATTCAAGAGTCTGATCTTCTAATTAAGAACAATGAAAGAATTGTACAGTTTAAATATATTGAACCACCTAAAAAGAAAAGTGAAAAGTTCCATGCAAAACCAGGTGTTTATAACATCGAACACAAAGGACAAAAGATTGACCTTGGAGACTTAGAGTTGCGTTCTAAGAATCTCCTTACATCTTATGATAACACATCAAAGATTATGAATGAAGCTACAAACTTTTTTAAGCATTTAGATAAATATGAAGAGTTAGAGGTTGAAAAGAGAAGAGCGATTTTGCTATACTCTCCTCCAGGATATGGAAAGACTTCTGCAATTACTAGAACTATTGAAGAATTGGTTAAAGAAGACCCTAATACAATAGCTATTAACTGGCCAACATCAGAGATTAGAAGTTCAGATGCTAACAGATTTCTATCTAAGATAGATTATAAAAAGCATGGTTGTAGTAGACTTGTGTTTGTTATTGAGGATATTGGTGGTGGAGAGCAAGAGGATTACAATGGTCGTGAAAGAGGTATTGACTCTAGCTTACTAAACTTGCTAGATGGTGTTGATAACACCTTTTCTATACCAACATTCATCATTGCAACTACAAACCATCCAGGGTCACTTCTAGAGGCTTTATCAGATCGTCCAGGTAGATTTGATGAGTATGTAGAACTTGACCCACCAACATTTGATCAAAGAGTTGAACTAATAGAATTTATGTCTAAAAGAAAATGTACAGAAGAAGAAAAGGCTGCTTTAAAGAAAGCAGTTGATTTTTCGCCAGCTCACTTATCTGAAGTCATTAAGAGAAGCATTCTTAAAGGTCAGACTTACACTAAGGTAATCGATGATTTAGTTAATCATAAGACATTAGTAAGTAAGCGCTTTGAGAAGAATAAAGCTTCCGGTATAGGCATCGGATTAGGAGCCAAACGATAACCGGGAGGTTCACATGGTAAGTAAATTAAAGATACTGTTAATAGTGGCTTTATTTATGATTCCGACAGTGATAAGACAAGAACAAGTAATTAATCAAACTGTAAGCAAAGAGGTAATGGAAGTTAAAAGATCAGTTTCTAAGTTAGCACCGCATCTCTCAGCAGAGAGACAAATTAAAGTAGCAAGTGCTATTTATTCTAATGCGAAAAGATACCGCATACCTAAAAGAGTTTTACTTTCTATTATTAAGATTGAGAGTAACTTTAAATCAAGTAAAATCTCTAGTACTGGAGACTATTCTATTGTTCAGATCAACTTAAAGATTTGGAATAAAGAGTTTACTAGGCTAGGATTTCCGAAAATAAATAAGAATGAGTTAGTAAAGAATGATGATTATGCTATATCTAAGATGTGCCATATTCTTAATATTATTAGAAGTAGACATTCAAAAGACAAACAGTGGTATGTTAGATACCACTCTAATACACCAGAATATAATTCAATCTATAAAATAAAGATTGATAAAGTAATGAAGTTTATAGCGAGTAAATAATGGAACAGATGTTAAACAATCAATATCACTCTGCTTATTCTTTCATGCGAACATTACAACGATTTAATATAGCAGAGAAATTACCTGTTAGTTTATGGCCTTGGGGAGTTAGAGACGACCTACATAATAGGGTTCATGAGTTTATTCGTAGGATTTATCTTAATATATTAAAGAAAAATAAAGAAGAACGAGCAATCCTAAAAAGAATTAGCAGAGAAATTTATAGAATATTTTTAGGTGAACAGCTAGTTAATTATCAGAGTCGCCTTCGATCTCATCTACTAAACCTAACTCAAGTGCTTTTGAAGCTGAGAAATATGAGTCGGTATCCATCAATTTGTCTAGTTGACTCCTCTTAAACTCAGGATTAATTTCTGTCATCTTATCCATATAGATATCACACAAGATTTTATCTAATTCTTTCTCTTCCTCAAAGGCTTTCTTAACAAGGTTAAAATCGCCAACGATCTCTGTAGAACCACGATGAATCATCATCCGACAATAAGGACTAATAATGCGTTTATCTGCTGCTTGTAATATGATTGAAGCTATAGACATAACAGCTCCATATGCTTTAATTGTAACTGGATTAACACATGCTTTAATAGCATCATGTATAGCAAGTCCATTAGTTACACAACCCCCAGTACTGTTAAGTACTATCTCTATATCACCAGTTGTTTTATCTAAATATTTTAAAAGTTTAACAAATTTACTATACATAGCCTCATCAACTTCACCTTGTAAGTATATGATTCTACCCCTAATATCGAGTGAATGCTCTATGAGAATATCAAATACAGTATCCTTCGAACTCATTGAATCTCCTAATTTGACACTGCTTCCAATGTGTACTAATATTATACCCTACTATAGCCAAGACACTATAAAACATATAAGCTATTGATATTAAAACCGATTATATAAACATTTAGATAAAAAATAAGGAGATTTATGAAGACAGATCAGGAGTTAATTGAAGAGTTCTTTGCAAGAGGTGGTACAGTTGAAAAGATTACCCATGTAGAAATGCAAAATAGGCAAGTTATAGGTTCAACTTCCAAAAAGACTCCAAATCTACTCACCTTACAAGAAGGCGAGGAGTTATTTGGTGAAAAGCAAGATAGAGTTAAGAAAGAGAAGGTTGTTGATTACTCAGATATAAACTTCGACTTAATACCTGAACACTTACGAGACATTATAAAAGGTAAGAAGTGATTTAAAACCGATTATATAAATAAATAACAAAGATGATAACTATCATCAAAAACAAAGGAGAGACCAGAGATGAAGCCAAGTAGAATTATTGACACGTTAGTTTTAGCTTACAAAGCTGGACAACAAGGTAATCAGTTTAATCCATTATATAGTGGTGATGCTGGTCTTGGAAAGTCTGATTTAGCAAAAGAATTTGTCAAGATAATGAGAACAAAAGGATTTCCAGAGCATAATATTAAAGCTAATCCTAACTATGGATTCCTTGATCTACGATGTGCTTATCTTGAAGCTCCAGACTTCTTAGGGTTCCCTGAGAGTGAGAAAGATGCTCAAGGCTTACGTCGTACAGTGCATAATTTGCCAGAGTTCTGGCCAACAGATATGGAATCAGAAGGTTTAATCCTGTTTGAAGAACCAAATCGTGGTACTACAGGTGTTATGAACTGCTTGATGCAAATTCTCACAGATAATAAAGTTCATAAGTACACTCTTCCAAAAGGGTGGATCAAAGCAGCGTGTATTAATCCAGATACTGCAGAGTATGATGTTAATGCAATGGATGCTGCTCTTAAAAATAGATTTGAAGAGTATGAAATTGAATATGACCCTATTTCTTTTATGGAGTACATTGAAGCTAAGAATTGGAATGCTTCAATTCAAATGTTTATCTCATCTGGTACATGGATTTATAGAAGTACAGATACAATTGCAGATGGTGGTAAGTATATCTCTCCACGTACTTGGTCTAAAGTAAATGCAGCTGAAATGGCTGGTGTTAGAGATGATAGACGTCTTCATAGTGAAACTATGCGATCTATCCTTGGTAAGGACATTGGTAATGAGTATCATAAGTTTTGTTATGATGAAGCTCCAGTTACTCATAAAGATCTAATTGAAGACAAGAAGAAAGCATTTAAGAGATTAGAAGCTCAATCATCAGTTGATAACTATAAAGGTGATATGATTGCAGTTACAGTTGAAAGTATTACTCAAAATTATTCATGTACTCTTAAAGATGTAGATGGTAAAGTTGGTGAAGATACTATGGCAGAAGTTGCTAAGATTATCCCTTCAGATCAAGCAATTAACTTGATTAAAGGTTGTGGATTCAAGCAATCAAAAGGTGCAATCACAACATTCTTTAGAGATTTTGTTAAACGTCACCCTGAATTGAAAGAAGTTCTTAAGCAGAATATTATTGTAGAACGTGGCCTTAAAGGCGATGTTAAATAGTTGCTGAGCATTCAGCAAAAACAAGAGTAGTGTGGGTTCCCCTTTGTTACCACACTACTCTTTTTAATTTACTAACAATGTTAAAACCGACAATATATATAAATAAGGAAAATAACATAGGATAAAATGATGACTGACCAAACAACAAATGATCTGATTCCTATCGCGGATGATGAAGAAGTTACGGCTGAACAGCAAGCAAAGCTAGATGAGTTAAAAAAGAAATCTGGTGGTGCGTTAAGAACTACAGCAGAAGCACTTGCAGCAGCTCAAAAAGAACATGTATCTGCTGAAACAATGAAACAATGTTTACAAACAGCAATTTATGAGATTACAAAATCTCACCCGTTCATGGGAGCAATTCTCCAAATTATGAACATATCATTTACTCATATGCTTCCAACGGCTGGAGTTATGTTTAATGCAGAAGTCAAGAGATGGGACTTATTAATTAATCCTCATTTCTTTTGTAAAAAGTTACAAACGCCACATAGAAGAGCAGTTATGCTTCATGAGTTGTATCACATAACTCATAAGCATCCACTCAGAATTCCATTCATTAAGTTGTCTCCACATAAAAGACAAATTATGAATATAGCTATGGATATGGCAATTAATCAATATATTAAAGACTTACCTAATGGTTGTGCAAACTGTCAACCTCCACATCAAGGTCCATGTACTAATCCAGACTGTTGTGGCAAAGGCATTATGTTAGCAGACTTTTATGATGTAGATGAAAAGACTGGTAAAAATGTACCTTGGATTGATAAGCGTGAAGCTGAATATTATTATTCTAAATTACTACAGAGATTTGATGATCCAGATCCACAAGATGGAGAAGGTGAAGGCGAAGGTCAACCTGGTGATAATGGAAAAGGTAATGCTGGCGGTGGAGCTAATTCAGGTGATTTACCACAAACTACTGATGTTCATGCTTGGGATGGTGCAGCTGAAGAAGGCGACATGCTTGAAGCTACAGAAGATTTAGTAAAGCGTGCACAAGTTAAATGTCGCTTTAGCTATGATGAACTTCCAGGTCATATTAAAGAGTTATTAGAGCATATTAAAACTCGTAAAGCAGAGTTAAACTATAAGCAAATCTTATTGCAAGCAATGAAAGCGTCTCTTCCAGCTAACTTTAGAGTTAAGTCTTGGACAAGAAAGTCAAGACGTTTTGGTAACTTAGCTCCAGGTAATATGAATGGTGAACAACCAGAGTTGGAAAATTTTATTGATACATCTGGTTCTATCTCTATTGAGGAAGCTAATGAGTTCTTAGATATTGTAGATGAGTTCCTTAAGATTGGTGCTAGAAAATGTACATTAAATATGTTTCATACTTCTAACTACTATAGAGAAGATTATAAACGTGGACAACGTATTAAGAGAGAAGACATTCAATCTGGTGGTACATGTTTAGAAGATAGTTTTAAGAGTATTGCAAAGCATAGACCGGACTTAGCTATCATCTTAACTGATGGTCATTATAGTAATATTGATGAGACTAAGCTTGTAGGTAAGAATGGTCAGTTTCCAAATGTAGTATTCATCATCTCTAAAGATGGTACAACTGATCATCCATTTAAAGATAGAAAATGGGCAAGAACAGTTAAAATACCTGGTGGAACGAGAAACTAATGCAGATGTATGGTGATTACAATATTTATGACCCAGATGAGACAAAAGGTTGGAATTATATATGTGCATTAGAACTCACATTAATTAAATTTAGTATTGTTAATATAGACAACGAGTGGGATTATAGTGAAGTTGCTGAGTTTGATGAGAAGTATTCTCCTAAAGACTAGAGATTTATTTACATAAGTATAATATATAAAATAATACAGTATGCAAATAAATTGTAACTGAACCGCGGAGAAAGAATGAAGTATTTATTATTAGCACTTATGCTAGCAGTATTCTCAGTGACTGGTGTTAATGCTAAAACAGTCGTACTCACTAATCAGAACTCGATGTCACTAAATGGCCAAGTAGATGGAGCATCAATGACTGCTTTAATGACAAGACTTCAAGAGTTAAATAAGATTGAAACACAAGAACCAATCTATTTACTTATAAACTCTCCAGGTGGTAGTATTTATGATGGGTTTGACTTTATTAGATTTGCTAAAACATCTAAGCGACCGATTCATACTGTAACACTTTTTGCAGCATCTATGGCATTTCAAATTGTAGAGGCACTAGGTGATAGATATGTTACTGATTATTCAACTCTTATGAGTCATAGAGCTAAGGGTGGATTTCAAGGGGAGTTTCCTGGACAATTGAACTCTAGATATGAACATGTAATATCTCATATTTTAGAACAAGATAAAGAAGTGGTAAGCAGAACAAAAGGTAAGCAGACACTAGCATCATACGCTGCGCTTATTCAGAATGAGTATTGGGCTAATTCAGAAAAAGCTATTAAAGACGGTTTTGCTGATGAAAATGTTCAAGTAAGTTGTGATAAGTCTTTAGAAGGGACAAATGAACAAAGAATTGATCTTGGTTTTTTCGCTCTTGATGTTACTTTTTCTAACTGTCCATTGATAGTTAATCCAGTAGCAATTAGATTAGCAAATGGTTATCAGTATGTTGAAGCTAATAAAATCAACATTAATAATGAATATAATAAGATTTTTGAAATAAGAAACGTTAAGTTTTAATAGTGATTTACTTCTCTGCATAGACGGACAGGTAAATAATACGATAAGGGTTAGGTGTTGTTGTTGGCATCTGACCCTTTTTTAATAGGAGTGTTTATGACTTTAATACCAATTACTAAGTTTGTAGAAGCAGAATTCTCCTTTGTAGCTTCTAAGAGAAAGTATGATGAAAAATTTGAACACTATAGGTATTCTTATTCTTTTGCTAATAATCTCTGCGTAGTGCAAAAATGTACAGAAGAAGGTATTGTTATAACAGACACTTGGGAAGCTGGAACAGAGTTTATACCTTGTAAATTAGAGAATGATATGATAATGTTTGTAGACTCTAGAGTAGGTTGGATTCGCGATGAAGTTGCAACAGAAAAATATGCACATATGTTAGCAGATAAGGAGTTATTGAAATGAAATTAAGTGTAATGGGTAGAAACAAAGAAACACAAGAAGAAGAAATCTTTGAGCTTAAGCTAGAGAACGAAGAGATTGCTTGTCTATATAAAGATAGGTACGGGATAGCAGTGTCAACTCGACAAGGTAAAGTCTTTAGAGTTACTCAAACTATAGAAGAACTACAGGAACAAATGTGAGTCGAATGAAGAAAAAACCTAAAAAAGTTTCAAAAGCGCAGGCTATTAACTTTGGAAAAATAATGGACGATTACTTTAATAAGATTAATTCTCTTGATGACGACAGGAAGAAATACGATGTTTTTCATAAGAATAAATGGCTTGGAAGAGTTTACTATAAGGAGAAAAGATGCTAATAGATGGAAATATAATTAAATTTACAGCAGAAATGAGTGGTAAACAACTTGTTATAAAATTAAATGATTTATGCTTAGAAATTCAGAACCTCAAAGACTACATAGTAGAATATGAACTATTAGGTGATCAAGTCAAACCTGCATCTCCTAATGATGACTGTTTAAGTATTTTATGAATATAGACAAAATAGCACAAATTAATGCTCGTAAATACAATACTTTATTTCATTTTTGCTTTACACTCTATAAATTTAAAATAATGCACAAAGAAGAAATGGACAAAATTACAACTAAATATTATAATGCACTTAACCCCTTTTAGGATCTTATGATTATAAAGATAAATGATCGATGGCTAGAGAAAGAAATGATTAAAGCTGGTTACAATATAGATGAGCTCCTTAAGGATAATGCATGAGAAGAGAAGAAATGAAATGATAGCAATATTACATGCATATACTTCAACTTTACGAATTCCAAGTGGAGATGAAACTATAGATGAACATATTTTAGATATCTTAGAAAAAGCAGGTATGTTACCGCCAGAAACAGATAAAACTGACTACTGTGACTGCGGTTATCATAACTTAGGCGATCTAGAATGGGAAGACGAAGTAGAATAGAATAATGATACATATTTACAAAGTGACATCCCCAAATAATAAAGTTTATATTGGAATAACTAATGACTTTGAGCATAGAATTTCTCAGCATATAAAAGACTCTAAAGATACTAAGTGTGATTGTTTTAAAACTAAATTTAAAGCAGCAATAAGAAAGTATTCTCCAGAGAACATACTATGGGAGATAATAGATGCAGCAAAAGATTATGATACTGCACATGAATTAGAAAAACGCTACATACTTCACTTCAATTCTTATAAGTTTGGCTATAATATGACTTTAGGTGGAGATGGTTGTAGTAAAGAGTTTGAGCCCTATAAGTGGACAAAAGAAAAAATCTTGCTAGAAGCTATTAAATATGAATATAAAATAGACTGGTACGAACAAGGAAGGAACTCATATTTGGCTGCAATAAGATTAGAGCAGTTACATCCAGGTTTACATAAAGAGTGTTTATCTAAAATGAAAATAATAAAAGATAGACCAATTCCTGTTAATTTTAAATGGACTAAAGAATTAGTAAGAGAAGCGTGCTTAGAAGTCCCTAATAATGAAAATTTAATGTATTTAAAACTTAATTATGCAGGGTGTTATCCGATGTTAAATAAATTTAAAAAGCAAGATATAGACTTCTATTATGAATGTACTGATCATTTAATAATACAAGGAAAGATCTGTTCTATTAATACATTAAAAACTATTGTAAAATCTTATACTTACAAAAGTGATTGGGAAAAGTATAGTTCAGCATCATATGATCTTGTTCGTAAATCTATTAAAAAGAATAGACCAAAGTTATATAAAGAACTAGTTAGTCACTTTATAGCTAAAAAACATGGTAAAATATCTATAGAGGTATCACTATGAATGAAGATAAACTATTGAAATCATTAACCAGTCTTTATGAAGATTTAATTTGGTTAGATGGAGTATTAGAATTTGAAGAAGATAGCCTTAATAAGGCTGCACACTATTGGAAGAATAAGAATCCCAAAAAATATGCTCAAATGTTAAAAAAGCTTAAGCATGATAGAAAAAAAGTCGGAAATAAAGAAGAAGCTGCTCAAAAAGTACAACAAGCTAGACGTAGAGAGCGTGGTGGCTCCGGAACAACTGCCGGGCAGCATGGCAGACATGGACATAAATCTGGTCATGATAAGAGTTCTACGGCTAGTGCAGTTAAAAAATTGCAGAATGCTCAAAAGAAATCAGGTCAACGCTTAAGTTTAGATCGCCAAAACAACGATAAAGGATACGAATCTGGTAATGTTAAAATGGTACCAGATAAGCTCAATCGTGGTGATGAGAATAATAAGAAAAAGAAAGCTTGGTACAAGAAACACAAGAAATAGGAGTATTTATGCAGGTGAATTTTTAACAATTTTAAGTCAAAACGACTTACCGTCTCTAGTGAATGGACAGTAATCCATGCAAATTTCAAATCGATAATATTATTAAAAGATGAAGTAGTTCATACTAAGCCTAGTAAGGTCTTAGAAGATTGGCATTGTATATTTTATAAAGGTAATTATATTGGTACATTACCTCAATCACAGTTAAATATGGATTTTATATGAAACGCTATCGCCTTAAAAGAATTAAAGAAGAAAATTATTCAGACCATCATACTCCGCCGAGTTGTCGTAAGCGATTTAATTCAGTAGAACGTCAATATGCTAAAAGAGAAATACACGAAGCTCAAGAAGTCTTAATAGAAGACAAAGAAATTAAAGTTATAGAGTTGCGTGATTTACATAGAGCTTTGGATAGAAAATTTACAAATATACAATTTAACTTTGCTGTCACTTTACATAATTTAGGTATTCCACTTTGGCCAGGTGGAGATAAAACAAACTTTGACTATTACTGGCAATATTGTGATTTTGAATGTGAGTTTGATTATAGTGAAATGACAGAACAAGAAATACTAGAACTCCTTGCCCTTGAACTAGATAATAAAAGTACTAAAACTTATAGACCTCGCCTACCGTCTTGGTATTAAAACCGATTCTATAAATAAATAATAGGAGATAATATGATTCTCAAATGTTGTCACATTAGTGATACACACGATACATTCCAAGATATAAGTATGCTTGTACCAGATGATACAGATATTGTATTTATTACTGGTGATGTTACTTATCATGGAAAGTCAGAAGAATTAGCAAGACTTAAAGAACAACTAAAGAAAATAGTAGCTAAAACTAGTCATGTAATTATGACTGTAGGAAATCATGAGAAGGGGTGTGAAGCCAACGATACTCCTTGGATAGAGTGCATGAAAGAAATTGGAGTTAAACTCTTAATGCATGAGGCTATTGAAATTGAAGGCTATAAGATATTTGGAAGTCCTTGGACTCCATATTTTGGTGGTTGGGCTTATAACTATCATAGAATTACTGGTAAAGAAAGATGGAAAGCAATCCCTGAAGATACAGAGATACTACTAACACATGGACCAATGTATGGAATATTAGACTATGTTCATGGTGATCATGTAGGTTGTGTTGACTTGTTTAATAGAATCAATGGTGGTCTACCTAATCTTAGATATCACATGTTTGGACATATTCATGAGACACATGGAACTGAGCAATATAAACAAGTAACCTGTATTAACTCAAGCATAATGAATGGAAGCTATAGATTTGTTAATAAGCCCCATTTCTTTTGGTTGGATGTAAAGTGATAGCAACAGTTGGCTCTATATTATTAGCTTTATGCGGACTACCTGAAGCTTACAAATGCTATAAGACTAAGAGTTGTACACTTGGTTGGCCAATGCTTTTAATGTGGCTTGTTGGTGAACTACTCCTTGTTATCTTTGCTATACAAACCGGACAATACGTCCTTCTTTTAAACTATATAGCCAACCTAGCTTTCTTACTAATAATGATGCGATATAAAACCGATTAGATATATAATTAAGGAGAATTTATGCAGTTTTTTAGAGTCAATAATATTCTAGTCGATGTTGAAAAAGGGTTTATTATAGACACACTTAATGGTAAGCAAATGCAAATTCATTTAGATACTTTTTGTATGATGGACTTTAAAAGTAGAGTTAAAGCACATGCAATAAGAATTGACATGGACAGTGGTAAGCCAATTCCATTATGGTGGAGCGATAGAATGAGCAGTTGGAGGTCTTTTAAAGACTCACACGGTAAAGATGTAGATGATGCGATTCAAAAGTATATAAATGTTATGTTTGAAAAGGAATTACTTGGATGATTGTGGTTGTAATATTTATGATAGTACTTATGATTGCCAGGTATATGCCTGGGATTAAATGTATTACTTATTGTAAATATAGACAATATAAGTACTATAAAGCTATAGACAAATTGAAAGAGATAGGCATTGTAAATATTAAGAGCTACTTTGGAAGAGATGTTGTAGAATTAAAAGTGGGTATGAGTTTTGCTCATTTAACTAAAAAGCAAATGATTACTCTATATAAAGATTCTACAATATTTGGTTGTAATGCCCTAAGTAAGAATGATTGGCAAGAGAAAGTAAGAGAAGTATTAAAGAATGCAATAGCAGAACGAGAATTATTGGAGGATTAATGTTGACAGACAAGCAAAGAAGATTCGTTGAACTAGACAAGAAGAAAGCAGAGCAGAAAGAGTTTGCAGAACAATACTCTTTAGCTGTTAAAGAACTTATTGAAGAGCAGGGTTTAAATACTGCGTTTCAAGATGGGGAAGGCACTGTGTATCAAACAGCAGAATGTGATGGTAAGTATGTTTATTTTGATAAATTTGAAGTAAAACGAACTCGTCGTGAAGGTGAGCGAGCTGGAAGTCTATCATTAAAAGCAGCAAAAGAACTTGGCTTTAGCGTAAAGGAATAACATGAGCAATTCTAGAGTATTTTTTATTATATTAGGTATAGGAATACTATGTTCGGCAATACCATTAGGGTATTTTGGTATGATATTCGGCTTTACATCAGTATTGCTAAATAGCATTTTATTAACACTTTTATACAATAAGTCAAAAAAGTAGGCAATATGGAACCTTGGCAAGTAACATTATTAATACAATACCTAGATATGGGTATAGAAAATTTAGATGACATGTTAGATTATGAAAAAGATAAAGAAGTGAAAGATGCAATGATAGAAGAATTATTTGATCTTCTTATAACTAGAGAAGTTTTAACTAAGGATTTTTAATGGATTTATTTAAAGACAAAACGTTTGAAGAGATGGACGAGATATCACAAATGATCGAGCCGTTTGAAAGCCAGATCAATGTAGAATTATCTCAGTTTCCTGATGAGTTTACATTAGATGCAGAGTTTTTTAACTGTCTAATTGACTACTATAGAAATAGGTTAAACTACTCTGTTACAGAAGATCTTAGAAAGATTATAGAAAGAAAAGCTAATGGTTTAAATTTAGCTTTATTAGGTAAAACAGCAAGAACTAATACTAATTTTGTATCTGAGTTCTTTGATTTTGAAGCTGAAGAAGGTTGTACATACAATGCAAAGACCAATATGGTTACTGGCGAAATCAAGGTGATTAAGAAGAAGATTGCATATGAAGATAAAGATATAGAAATTCATATGAAAGATCATTTAAGAAGTGCTTTTAGTGATTTCTATCGTCCAGGTGAAGTTAATA